GCACCAACGACGCCACACGCTCGAATAGAGCGTTTTCTATACTCTTCTCGATCGTCATGTCAGAGCTTGAGCCTTTGCTTCACTTCTTTGGCTTTGGCGGCAACGATTTCCTCCCACCGCTGAGCGATGAGCGTTACCCACGGACGCGGGGCCGCACCTTTGGCACCGTAATGCACATAGGCCGCTTAGTTCGCCGTGTAGCCGAGATAGATGGTGTCACCGATATCGGCGCTGTTGATCACCAGAATGACCTGTTGAAGGTCTGGAGGCACCGAAGCGCCCGGATTGTCTCGATACAGCCTTGGCATGGCTTCACGTGATGCCATCAGAGATGCACGGAGAAACCCCGTTCGCCGGTAGTTTTCCGATGAAGGCTGATCATAAACCATATCAGACAGAAGCTTATCCATCTGGCTGACTAGCTCTTGCGCGCTCTCTTTGAATACGACTTCTAGCGCGCCATCGACCTTAACGGCCCATTGCCCGACAGTTGCAGCAAAAGACTTGGCCATTATCCCACCAGTTGAGCGACGAAATCGATCTTGTATTCAGCGATGCACTTGCATCCGATCTTGTGGCGAACGGAAATACCTGGAGCATGCGGATACATGATCAAGGTCCCGTCAGGCGCAACGAATGGCTGGTCATATCTTACCTTCTGGCCCCTCATCGCGACGTGCTGCGCTCTCGGGTGCTCTTGCGGAGTGTGTCTCCATGTCTTGGTGACGATGTCAGCCGAAAGGTTCCCGTTTTCGATCTGCTGACGAAAAGCGATGTCTTTGGCCGCGGCCATTGCATTGAACGTTTCATTCAGCGCTATCGTGTCGGCGCGAAGCTTCAACAGACCCGTGCTGTATCGATTGACGATTCTGTCCACGACATCCGCGGGTAACGCGGTCAAATCGCTTGTCTCTTCGACCTCGGGCCAGATAGTTCTTCAACAGCGTCGTATCGCCTGAAAGCAGCTCATCACGAGCGCTCTGAACGAACTGGGCCTGCGCTGCCGTCAGACCGATAATCCCGCCTTCCCGCATTCCAGTAGCTCGGTTCACAGGCCCAACGATGGCTTTGGCGGCGTTCGTCGGATTGTCGCCACGAGCCAGACTTTCCATTAGTGCGGTGCGGATGCTTTCGACCTGGTCAGCAACGATTCCTGAAACAAAGCTGGCTGAATGATCGCGTAGCCAGTTTTCAGCAACAATGTTTCGCGCATCCCAGCGAATGACGACTGTATGCCCTTCCGGATCTTTCAGTGCCGGCATGTTCGAAACTGTATCGACCCCACCCGCATTGAATGCTTGGCGTAGCGCTTCCTCTAGCGGGTTAAACGCTGCCTCTTCGATGAACATCGCATCAATGGCGCCAGCAATATCGCCCTTCTCCAGCCGTTCAACGATCCGACGGAGGACAATGTTCGAACGGATATCATCAACGGCTGCCATGAATGCGGCGCGCAGGATTGGTTCGTATCTCGCGATAAGCTGTTCAAACCGTTCTTGTGGTGTTAGTCGTTTCAGCATGGCAACATTCCACTGAGCGGGCTATGGGGATAAAACTAGCAGTTGGTATCGCGGCGTCATGCGTCACTACATTCTTCTGCCATCAAGAAGCGAACGCCACTTCTGGCGCCGAATTGCTGCAGATGGATGAAAGGTTTGGCGTGGCGTTCATAAGGGGCGCCGCAAGCTATATGATGACGGACTTTACGATGGACCCAGCCCTCAATCGGCTCACATTCCATCGCCAGTCTTGTTTCAGCAACTCGAAGATCCAAGCTGGAACGCTTTACGACGCTGTAGTTCAAGAAATTCGATCTGATCCTGAAAATCTTGCTGAGGACGCAACAAGCGCATTGCGTAAAGTCACATATAAGATTTGCGGTGCTCCACCTAAAACCGACTAAGCGCGTGCCTGCAACTCCCAATAAACGACGGTTCCCGCTGGATTGAGCGGCTTCGCCTGAACAATCGTGCTTACGACACCGCCGATGATGACTTTGTCGGTTGTCGTCGGCTGGATCGTAAGGCCCTTGGTGGCGACGTAGACTTTCTTGTCAGTCGACTTGACCAGCGTGCCATCGACGTCCTTCTGGTCATAATCCAGCGCAACCAATGTGCACGGATAGTCGGCATCGCTCGTGCCGGGGTCCCACGGAACGCCTGATGTCTCAGTACGCCGGATAGCGCCGGTCTGTCCGAACTTCTTGATTAGGCGATTAGCAACTCGTTCTTGTCTTGCATAGAATCGATTAGACATAGCGAAGCCATAAAAGAAAGGCGCCTCAACAGCGCCTTTGATTTCCATTCTGTTCGGATACTCAACTCATTCTTTAGTGAACTCGAAGGTTGTTCCCTTCGATTGGATAATTAGCATTATTGTATCTTCAATCGCCCAGGGCCCGTATTCAAAACCGCCACAAAGGTAGTCGGCCAAAGGTCCATATTCTGTATCGCCGATGCGAATACGCCCGCTCACTATTAAATGCACAACGTTACTTGAATGCGTGTGCATTCCCACCTTGGTTCCTGCTTTTAATCGGACTACCTGAATTTCTACTGGCGCGTCCACATACATTGCCAGCTCCACGCCAGGCTGTATTTCCGAGAATGTAAGATCTTTAGTAAAATCAGACATATCCCCTCCCGTTTATTATTTGCAGATGTATTTATACGCATCTCGTATTCGTTTTCAAAACAACTTAAACGGAAGGTAATAATGATTTAGATCATAATTTAGTTCAGATTGATTATATTTATACTACAAATGTTGTAGACCCACGTATATTTCACCGAAATCCCCCATGTCGTCGTCGAATTGCAAAAGCCTTACAACCGCATGATCTAGGCTCTAGCAGCTGACCCGAACACACCCTGCACTTTGCCGCGGATAAACCCGGCAAGGATACCTTCAACGACGCTGATCACCGGCAGGACGTCATCAATCTCGCCGTTTGTGTCTTGGTATGTGACGGACAGATCGCCGACCTGTTCCTGTTTAATCGCTTCGGCTGGCACGTAGTCGGGCGAAAGGCTTCCCGGTGCACTCAATTCCCGCCAAGCGGCTTCACACAGCGCGTTCTTGACCCGTTGCGGTATCGTCGTGCTCGGCAACAACGCGCCGCGCCATACGGCGTTATTTCGCGGCCATTCAAGCGCCTGCTCGACAGTAGTTGGTTCACCGATAAATCGCTGTCCGTAAGTTCCGTCTAGCCAAGTCGTTCCTCGGCGAAGAGCCTGTTCGAGATCGGTATCTGTTTTCCCTTCAAGGTCATAGCCGACTTTTCCGCAGTAGGCCTTGAACTCGTCCAGATCGACATAGCTGTCAGCGTCGGGATCGCCCACGGTCGTATTGAGAGTCATCCGTTTAAGCCTCTCCGCTTTCCTTTGCCGCATCAGCGTTCAGAGAATTGAACGTCTCAACCAGCTTGGCGCGCCCGGTCTTGTGATGCAGACGGGTTCCGGTTGCCTTCTCAATGAGGTCGAAAAGCTGTTCATCGCTGAATTGCTCGCCGCTATCCGTACCAATACCGCCGCCAGGCTCTGCGGGAGGTGTCGTCGTCTGTTGGCCCTGTGCCTTTTCCCGCTTCTTATGCGGGTTGATGATCTTGGCGTCCTCTGGAGCAAACCGGGCGTCGATGATCTTCATTCCGTTTTCACGGAGGGACTGTTTCATCTTGGCCGAAACCGGGTGAACGACATAGGCGATCTTCTGTTCTTTGGTCATGTAAAACCCTCGAATGAAAAGGGCGAGCCGTAGCCCGCCCATGTTGCCTTACTGCGCTGCGCCGACCGCGAGAGTGCCCGCAGTGTGCTTGATCGAGGTAACGACCTTGTCCCAATTGCTGCCCGTGGCGAGTTCAGCGTCAGTCGGAGACTTGCCGCCGTTGGTCTCATCCCAGGTATAGCCCTTGAGGCCCAGACCGAAGGTGTAATCGATCTGCAGGGTCGTTTCGATGCGCTGCTTGCCGTTCGTGGTCTGGATATTCGAGATGATATCCCGGCTATCCGTAACCGTGGCGGCGCCTGCAACGAGGGAAAGAACGCGACGCATTGCCGGGTCCTCTCCAGCCGCTGCCGTGAACAGCGCCGGAGCATCGGTAATGACCGAGATCTTGCCCAGAATGTCGATCACGCGGACAGTTCCGGCCTGGAACAACTGCTGAGCATTGGCAATGTTCTG